GGTTGGCCATTTTCAAGTCTAGCTTGTTGACGGGCTACATTTGTCGCTGTTGTTTCAAGCCGGCGTTGGGATCCTTTATTGGTAGCAACAGAATATGCTTTATCCCCAAGAGCGCTACCTCCCATATACCCTAATGCACCGCCTACTAATGCACCTAGTGGTACTGTAACGGGGGCGAGAGGACCGCCGAAAGCTCCTAGAGCAGCACCTGCTTTAGCGCCTAACGCACCGCCTGCAATACCTCCTCCAACACCCGCTGCTATTTGACCGGCGGACTGACCTTCGTCTACACGATCCGCAATATCAAGCACTGCACCGAAAACACCTAGGGCGCGCCCAAAACCTCTACGGCCAGCGCGGCCGCCTCTTCGCCTGCGCTTTCTACTATCATTATCATCATCGTCATCAATAGATTCAATAGATTCGGTACCACGGCTTCTACGGCGTCTTCTATCAATATCGATATCAATTTCTGTATCACATGCGCTGCCTGACATATCTAGATTATCAAGCTGCAGTGTAAGATCTTTAACCGATGTAGTTAAGCGTCTGAATACATCGGGTAAATTACCAATCTCAAAATCCATCCCTCCTACAAGAGTAGGCGTGGTGGATGTCTTTGTCTCCATTGTGACTTCTTTTTTAATATTTTGAAGTCTTCTCTCCTGCACTTTATGAATATTTTTAACATTCAATGTATATGTGTATATACTATTAAACGCATTTTGTAGAGATGTTATAGTGTTAGAAACTTTGACAATAGACTTGCCAGGTATTACTTCCTGGTTTTCTTTTGGTGCAATACCTATAAATGATTTCTTTATAATACTGTTTAACGTATCATTGTCAATATTTTGAGCAATAGCCATTTATTATTGCTCCTGATAATTAACGTTAAAGAACATTACATTGTATAGAACAGGTAAGTTATTATAGCCTGACGGTATATAATCAGGATCAGGGACAACACCGATACCGACATGCCCGTTCTTAGATGTGGATGAAACTTGCGGTAAGAATCTGCCGAGTTCTTGATTAAACCCATAAAGACTAGGTACCTGTACGGGAGGTACGGGTGGCGTCGTCGCCGTTAAAATATCAGTCCCGGTTGTCGGCGCCGTTGGTGAAGGTATAGCGGCTGGTGTGCTGGCTTCTGCAGAAGCAGGCGTAGCCGCGGCTGACGTTTCTGGTGAAGCAGCTCCTGCTGATGCTGCCGCTCCGGCACTTGAACTTGTACCAGGTGTACCCGGTCTGGTTATGGATGGCGGTGTCAGGGGTGTGCCTAATGAAGGCGCTGACATTCTCTCAGGTGCTTGAGGAGGAACCGGGGGAACAATTTTCTGATCAATTTTTTCTTGTGTAGGTTTAGACTTTACATCTACACTACCGCTGATCTGCTCTTTTACAAGACTTTCTACAGCACCAGTTACCTCGGGTATTCTTTTAGCAAAAGCAAGATCATTCTCAGGCTGCACACCGTACACACTTGAGTATACATCTCTCGCTGTAGAAGCTATAAGAGCTGGAATAGCCGTTAACGGTCCGCCCAGACCTGACATTAAATCTAGACCAGCGCCTAATACGTCGCCTTTAACTAGTCTGTCTACAGCGAAACCAGCGGCTGCAATGCCACCGATAATAGGTATAGATTTAAGAGCAGTGGTACCTAGTCCTTTCGCAACGATAGGCGCTGCAACACGTCTAACAACAGACTTAACATTAGAACCGGCTGTACGCGCTAGGGCTGTAGAACGCGTAGCTCCCATTCCTATAGCACGCGCTATACCAGAAGATGTTGTAGTAGCTCGAACAGCACTAGCTGCAGCTCGTTGAGAGCGTCGCGTAGCTATTTCAGCTACTTCGCGAGATGCGTAGCGTTTCGTAGCAGCGTCAACCCAGCGACCCGACTTGTTAAGTTCTAATTGCTGACCGCGTACGGTAAAGCTTGTAGGTGGCGCCGTACGCATTGCACGTGCTGCTCTTGCGCGACCTCTGCGTCGTCTTTGTCTGTAATCATCTCCAAAGCCATATGCATCAAAGAAGCGTTCAGTGAATCCGCGGTTATTAGAATCCTGCTCTTGATTTTTCTCTGCAACTTTACCGGTAAGCTTGTCAATCTGCTGTCTTAAATCATCCATCATATCGCCAAGAGGCGTAAGTGCTGCAGCACTTCCTGCAGCTGTGGGTACTGGTATGGGTGGTTGTTTATTTTCAAGTATCTGCTCTTTAGACAATCTTCTAGCTTGAGCGATTTGGCCTAATAGAGCATCCTGCTGCTCTTTAGAGAGAATACCGACTTTCTTAGCAGTCTTAACCAGAGTATCAAGCTGCTTTATAATTGTAGTGATTGATGGATTATTTTCGTTGGCTACACGTTGTGGTTGCTCAATAGTGGGCTGAGGGCCAGGGCCTGCTTGACCGGGTATAGATTTAGTGATAGATTCACCAAATAACCCTAGTCTACCTTTGACAAAGCCACCAGAGCGGAAGTCATCCGGATTCAAGCCAACACCTCGTAAGAAGCGCTCACCGAAGTCGCGAGCGAACCCCTTACCAGCTATTTTTCTGGCACGACTGACAACACTGGGTAAGCGTCCTTTTGCCAACTATTATCGCCCTTTTTCTTCTTGTTCTCTTTTATCGTTTAAGAACGTAATTAGCATATCAACATAGATGTCACGCTCATAAGGTATTAGATCTTCAATTTCATCAATCGAATACTTATGATGCTGAGCCAAAGCGAATATTGTGGTATAATAATTCGCTAGTGTATTGTGACTCAGCCCAAGATAAAAAAATCACTTAACGTTGTGAGTTCAATTTCTCTTTTATTACCCATTGAATTTTCATATTCAAGCTTGTAATACATCTGCGGTAGATTGTCAAAGAACGCACGAATTTTATTGAATGTTTCGACATCCAGGCCGTCAATCCACTCGATAAGTTCCTTTTCATCATAGTCATCAGCCGGGTAGACATTTTCCTTATCGTAAATAGAATCAATGCACTTCCGAATGAGATACTCAACAACTTCCCCTGCTGTTGCTTCAGTAGGAGCGTCATCGATAATCGTTACCGAAGGATACTTCATCTTAATACCGACTTCATCGGTAATAGGAATAATATTAGAGATATTATCGTTCTTTATAATTTCAACTTCATCAAGATCGATTTCGAAATTATAAACCTTGTCATCTTCGATATCCCGATAGGATACTTCAATTACGTTATTAATCGATCTTGATCTTAGCTTGAGAAAGAGATATTCAAGATCAAACGTAGCTAGCTTATCGACATCAAAAGAAGCTTCTTGACAGCAGTTATTAATAACTTGCTTGATAGCTAAAATAATAGATTTTTCATTTCCATCCTGCTGCGCCACAAGAAGAATCTTTTCTTCCTTTACAGTGAAAGGTCTAAATTTATATACCTTATTCTGGGACGGGATATTCAATTCAAAAAGAGGTTTATCAATTTTAGGTAGTGTCATTATTTACTCCATTCTTTAATTATTACCCGGATAATCAATTTTGTAATCTGTATATGAGAAGGGTACATTAAGTCTCAATATATCGCCTTCATTCCAATTAAGACCGACAGCTGGGAAGGCCATCGGAAAAGCATTATAGGCAGTCACGGTCATAGTCTTTTCGTGATTACCGTCGACCCCGCTGTCTTTATAGACCGCTACTTCTAATGTAGCGCTAAAGTTTTGTTTATAACCTACCTCATAAGCGGCCCAGTTCTTTCCGGCAATATTATTAGTATTACCTCTTAGAGTATTGCCACCGAAACCTTTAATGTTAACAATGCAGTTAACCCAATCATAAAGCAGTCGATGAATACGTGAATTAGCATCTACAATAAATGTAAGACTAATATCTTCGAAGTTAACATTGTAAGGATGTTTCTGAATCGGACCATAACCTAGTCTTGGGGGACCATCTGCAGACGCGATCGAGACACCGGGTAGCTGTACACTATCGCAGCGTATAGAGAATAACTCAACATCCGAATTTGTATTGCCTGCAGTTCGGCGCGATAGATAGTGATCAGGGCCAAGTGCAATGGTTGCAATATATTTGTTGTTCTTGAGAACGCCTCTATTATTAATACTGCTAGTGAAATCTCTTATATTTCTCATCTGCCGTTACTCATTACTTGTTTTCTTGTCTGAGCCCAAACTTCTGTCTTAGATGCTTTACTAAAGCGCTCAAGAGGTAAGAATAGAGCGATGTCCCATTCAGATGGGTAAATATAAACAAACTTAGATTGCATTTGACTGAAAAGATACTGCTTAACACAAGGCTTGAAATAGCGAAACTTCGAAGCTGAGTTGAGAATCTGATAATTAATTCTCAGCTTTGTAGACTCATCATAGCGTCTATTATTAGCGGTATCATAGAGCTGATCCATTAACATTGCTCTATACGGAAGAGGAAGATAGTGAAAGTTGATGCCCCAGAATCTATCTGACTCTATACGAAAAGGAAAAATTAAAGGAAAGCGGTCATAATATGGCAACGTATCTTTGGTCTTAGGATCATAAAGATACATGTACATATTGCCTGGTCTAGGCTCTACTTTCAACCTTCCTGGATCAGAATTAACGAAACGTCTTTCGTTAATGCGACCGGTGGTGTTACCGTAATCGCGTGCGGTATTTCTATACCATTCACGCGCATCGTTTGTACGCGATGGGATCTGCCCCGAGCGTACACCTGTAGTAATAATCTCGCTAAACACACCAGCCATTAGAACTGTAATCCCAACTCTTTTTCGGTTATAATGACAAAGTTCCAGCCGCGATCGGCGCAGTATTCTTTTGCTGCCTTCCACTTAGCTGAATTAATACCCCATGTCATAACTTCGTTTAAATACCTTCTCGTCGGTTTGCCTTCCATAACAGTCGGCGGCTGTGTTTGTTTGAACGGCTTTACCTCTATTAAATCATGAACTATTGTACCAGATCTATCTTTCTTCTTAACCCAGAAGTCAGGGAAGTATCTATGCACTTTTCCATCGATAGGAGATCTATACCGTATTATAATCTCTTCAGAAGCCCATTCTAATACATCAGGATGTGAGTCTAGCTTTTGCATTACCATTAGCTCCCACCTTGATCTATAAATAATATTTTGAGCGTCGCCTTTGTATTTATTCGGATTTCTAGCCCGAAACACTCCCTTGTAAGCCATTCCTTTTAAAAACTCGTATAAATAGATTGATGCATTATATTTATCAAGGATATTCTAATGGCGTTTAATGTTAGCAATTATGTTAAGGATGCTGACAAGCCCTTTACAAATCGAATTGCAGACCCTATTATAAATTCAACAACATACGGGTTACCGACGAGCGCAACAACAGTAGCAACATCTACTGTAGATACTATGATTAATGTAGGCGCATCCGCGGCATTAGCAGCGGAGCTAGCAGCGTCCAGAACCGATGCCGCAGTAGCCGGTGGTGCAGATGAATATTACGCGATTGCAGGAAAAGATCCCACAAGAGCGTCACGCGTAGCGCTTCGCAATGTCAAAAATAGTAGCCTTGATATTAAGAATTTTGTTAATAAAGTTAATCCACAGACAGCTATCGCCAACTATAAGAGCGATAATACCATAGAAATTATTACGGTGCTATAATGCCAGCAAGCGATCTAGTCAGACAAATTAGTAGTGATCAAGATGGTGGGCCTGGCGGCAGCTATCTCGGTAAGTATTACACAACTATTAAAATTGGTAAGTATAACCGTGAGTCGCCTTTTAAAGAGTCCAAATTCAATCCTACTATTATAGCATATCTACCTATACCTAATGAATTGCGTGATGATACCTCTGTAGGCTACACAAACGTAAATTTAGAAACTGTTGGTGATTTTATTAACGGGGCCGGCTTCCAGCCGCTTTTAGGTGCTGCTCTATTAAGAAACTCCGGTACACTTATATCTACAGCTGGAAATCTCGCGGCGACGGCATTGGGGTCCGCGGCCGGAGCGGGTACAAGAAGTAATGCTGTTGAGAACGCTGTTACTGGGGCATTAACTTCTATAGGAAGTAATTTATTTCCCCCTGAGCAGATAACATCTGCCATACAACAAGATGCAGCGCTAGCTCCTAACCCCAATCCATCAGTGCAATTTCAGGGACCGGTACTAAGAGACTTTGCCTATACCTGGGCTTTCTATCCTAAGAGTGCTGCTGAATCAGAAAATATACAAAAATTAATTAAAGTCCTCAAGAGAAGCGCACTACCGCGTAATTCTATACATGCTTCAGCTGCTATTTTAGATTATCCAGATGTTTGTCAAGTTAATTTCTACCCATGGGATTCAAATGGTACAGGTAAATGGGGATGGAACCGAGACGGTAATAGCATTATTAGATATAAAAAATGCGTTATGCAGGGTGTTAATGTTAACTATAATCCATTCGGCACTCCAGCGTTTTTTGAAGGTACTAAGCTCCCTGTATCATATCAGCTGACTATTTCTTTCAAAGAAATAGAATACATGCTTAGTGAGGACTGGAATGACACCAGCCTTAATTCTTCTATTGCCCCTACTGCTAATAGCGGGTCTATATCAAAAGATACCGCACTTGCTACTGTAGCGGGTGAAGTTGCTGGTGCATTAGGATTTACCTCAATAGAAAATGCTCTAACAGCTGGTAGTATTGCTAACACAGCAGCTGTGGCTGGGATTCAATCTTTAAATACACTGCTTAGTATACCAGTCATCGGACCTGCGGTAGCTACAGCTGTCGCTGTTGGTGCTGCTCTCACATCAGGGGACGCACAGTGAATTACTTCGAAAAACTACCTACTATCACATATGATAACCGAATGGCTGTAAATATATTAGCGCGTGCTAAGCTATCGGATAATTTAAAAGGTGACCGTAGAGTATTGCTTCCGTATACAATCGGCGACGGTGATAGAGCCGATCTAATTTCTAGGGCGTATTACGGCTCGACCGGCTATGCCTGGCTAGTATGGTTTTCGAATGAAGTTGTTGATCCTTACTATGATATGTCCGTGAGTGATTTTGATCTAGATATCTTAATTAAAGTTAAGTATGGATCATTAGAACGAGCACAACGTAAAATTGCCTTCTACAGAACAAACGGCCTTCCACTCAATAGACAGAAGTATTGGTCGCCGGTATTAGATTATCTTTTCAATGTAAGACATTATAAAAGAAATACCGATCACCAGGTACTTAATACTAACAGAATAGGCTCTATTAGTATTACTAACGTTACCGGTGAGTTTATAGTGGGTGAAGAAGTACAATACAACGGCACTAACTATGCTTTCTGTACTTATACCAGCAATACCGAGTTAGCGGTACAGCATATTAACGGCCAATTCACCCCTGATACAGTTATAACCGGGCAAGAGTCTGGTGCAACGGCTACTATTGTTTCGTGCAATAATGCTATATCAACTACATTAGCCTATACGGATAGCCTCTATTGGAAGGCGGTATCATTCTACGATTTTGAAAAAGAAGAGAACGAAAAGAAGCGCGAAGTGTTATTAATGGATACTAGATACAGAAATCAAGTCGATCAAGATCTAAAGAGGTTGATGGACCCTAGATGAGCTTTATAAGATTACCTAGTCTCAATAAGAATTTTTTTAAGAACCTTACTCGCGATATTCTCAGCGGTGTTGAGGCTGAACTCTGGTCACGAATTGACCCAGCAGAAAATATTAACACACCTAAAAGGGACGCTGAAAATTTTAAGCCTGGTGATATTAATATCGATAATATATCACTTGTTAGCGCGGATGGTAAAAGAGCGCATGATATCATGCCTTATGTTACCGAAATTCATATCTATGAAAATATAGTGTACCCGTCTATGTTCTGCGAAATTACAATAGCAGATAGTATTCGTCTCTATGAGGATTTTCCTTTAACTACTAATGAATTCATAACATTAGCTATACAGACTCCTGGACGCGATAAGAATGAGTATAGATTCGCTATTAATCGCATTGGAGATAAAGTTACACAGCAAAATAATAAGATCGTTACGTATACGCTACAGTTAGTTAGTACGGAGTTGAAAGCTTCGTCTGCAAGCCCTATCATAAAGCAGTTCAAGGGTACAATTAGCGACTTTGTTAGGTCTATTCTAACAGAAGATTTAGGCACAAGGAAGAAAATCAATATTGAGCCGTCAACAGGCATAATCGATAAGACAACTGGTGTTCGTTTTCCGTTTGCGTTGATACATGAGCATGCTATGGATGCGGATAATAGACGCGATAATAATGGTGTATATGTCTTTTTTGAAAATAAGCACGGCTATAATTTAGTTACGTATGAAAAGCTCATAAAGGACGGTAAGAAAGAGCTGAGATTCGGGTCGGATAAGCGCTTTGAATTTACTCCTATTCGTAATGCTGATGCAAGTGATGTTAAGTTTAGAAATATTCTTGCTTATAATCAATCTAAGTTCTGTGATGCTATTGATATAGTATCAGGTGGCGGGTTAAATGTAACAGCTACACCTTGGACACCAGCAACAGGTTTTGGTGAAATAGCGCGCTTTCGCGAATCGCAGGAAGGTGCATCGCAACCTACTACAGATACAAACGGTACTGCTCTAGTAGGTACAGATTTTATTCGTCAGTATGAGCGTAATAGCGTTGTCAACATGTTGATAGCTGTTAACACAGAGACCAGACCTAATTCTAATATTGCAGAGGTTCTTGTCAAGCGTGAAAATTTCCTACGCAAGCTGCAGCAGATCGAAGCACAGATATTCATTTACGGTGATACAAATCTAGCTGTAGGTGATCTCGTCGAATGTTCATTCCCTACCTCTTCGGATGCTGAAAACGACCCTGGAGAGACTCGCCTAGATAGTGGTAACTATTTAATAACACACCTCCGTCATATGATTCTTAACACCGATAGACCGCAGCATGTTATCGCGTGTAATCTTATGAAAGCTGGGATGCTAGGAAAGTAATATTATGGCACAGATGGGACAAGAAGGCTTTCGTTGGTGGGTCGGAGTAGTTTTAGATGTTAAGAATGATCCTTTAAAGCTGGGACGAGCACGCGTACGTATCTACGGTGTAGACGATGCTAAAGAAGATGATCAGATTAACCAGTGGGCCTCTTGCGTTACTCCTTCTACATCCGCTTCTTATAGACAGGTCGGTGATACACCGTCTCTCATAGAAGGTTCAGAGGTATTCGGCTTCTTCGCTGACGGCAATAGAGGCGAAGTACGTCTTATCGTGGGTACTATTCCACAGCAAACAGGTGATGAAAATACCAATGCTCTTTCATTCGAAGCGAGAGGACGCGACCCTGATCAGCGAGATAAGTTGCATCCTGTCGAACCTGACACAGCATTTAAGGCTGAGTATCCATTTAACCGTGTTATTAGAACGCGTAAGGGCCATAAGATTGAGCTAGATGATACTGACGGAGGTGAACGCGTTCATATCTTCCATTCATCAGGTACGTCAATTGAGATGGCACCTGATGGCCGCCTGACTGTTCGTAATCCCGGTGATAGTTTTGAAGTTGTAGGTGGTATTAAGAATATTGCTGTTGTTGGTAATGCTAAAATTGAAGTAGGTGGCAGTCTAAACGCTGTTGTTAAGGGCGCTGCTACAATTGTATCTGAGAATAATATCACAGTAGAGTCCAAAGGTATTCTTCGTTTAATTGGTTTATTAGGTGTCCAGATTTCATCCGGCTCGAGCTGCACAGTTCAAGGACCTGGTGGGTTTAACGTAACCGAAGGAAGCATACATTGCATCGGTAAAATTACTTCAGGTACTGGAGTAACTTCTACAACTATAGCGGGCGGTGCTAATATGTCTGTTAGAAACGGCCTAGTTGTGAGGACCGCATAATGGCTGAAGCAAATTCCGAATATCTTGCTGTCTTTCTAGCGGCTTCAGATGAGCCTCTTGTTGCGGTTACTCAAGAAGAAATTGATAAGCTTTTAAGCGAGATCGTCATTCCTCCAATAGGTGGTGAGCAATGTCGTATAAAACGCGAAAAGAAGCCTGATGAAAATAAGACTAAAAAGGGCTCATCTCTTGCAGCTGATATTCGTGAACTTACACAGTCAATTCTTAAAGAGACAGACTGTGTTGCTCTACAGCAGAAAATTAAAACCGCCCTTGACGGACTTAAAGAAGAAATTATAGGTAGTGATGAAGAAGTAAAGAGAAAGCTTGAAGAGATATCTCCTATTCTGAGTCTACCCCTTAATCCATTTGCAATTCCAAAATGGCTTAAAAAGTTTACGTTAGGTAGAATTCTTCCTGATTATGAAGCAACTATTGATCTCATAAAGAGAATTATAGAAGTTGTAACCGCTCTGAACGATCTAGTGCAGGTAGTTCAAGAATTAAAGCCACGCCTTGAAGCTTGTGCAATTTCTACAGAGGATATGATAAGACGTGACCTTCAAAATGAGATTGATGATGCTGTTGATCAAGTAAAGAGACAAATTGAAAAATCTATTGCGGATGCTATCTGTCGGTCAGCTAATGAAGCTGGTATATCAGCGAATGATGTAGATAATATTCTGACCGGTGTTTCCGCTATTATGGAGGCCGTCGATACATTTGATAATTTTAAGAATACTGTTGAGACCGGTCTACAGGGTAGTCTGAATAAGGTCAGTCAAAATCAGACCCTGATACAAGGTATCACTGGTATTCCGCCTGTTATCGATCCTTCTTCGCTCGATTCATTTACTGAGACCGCTAATAGTACTGAATATGAGCAGTATAGAGAGCAGGTACAAGCTGTTCTTCAGACCCCCGACCCGGTAAGTCAGACAGCTCCAGTTGTTACTGGTAGCACAGCAGTTGGCTCGCTACTAACATGTTCGAATGGTACGTGGACCTCTAATGGCGTAGTAACAACATTTCCGCTGACATTCCAGTGGATGAGACAGAACGTAGAAATCTACGGCGCTAACACATTCCAGTATACTACTACAAATTTTGATTCGGGTCAAGAAGTATTTTGTAGAGTACGAGCTGAAACACAGCTAGGAATAGCTGAAGCCGTATCTAATGTTATTTTAGTTGCTGGCGCTGGTTATATGGGATCGGTAGGACCGCAGGGTCCAGCTGGCTCCCCTGGACCTGCAGGAGCTCAAGGCAGTGCTGGTGCACCAGGGCCACAGGGTGCTACCGGACCTCAAGGCGCTGTTGGTGCTCAAGGAGCCCAAGGTGGTGCAGGAGCTCCTGGCCCGCAAGGCGCTGCTGGTGCACCAGGCCCGCAGGGCGCCGCAGGTCCGCAGGGTGTACAAGGCCCCATCGGGTATACTGGTTCACAGGGTCAGCTGTCTGGTAATATTACGGGCGGCTTAACCTTTGATAATATTGTATTCAAGAATACAGCTACTCTATCTACTTCGTCTGCATCACAGGATACATTAGTAGAATTCCCTAACGCTACATATAGATCGGGTAGCTTTTTAATTCAAGCAGTGAGTGGACTAGCTGCTCACTTAACGCGTTTGACTATGACATCAAATACAACTGTTGCTGTCGCTACAGAATATGAAACGTTGATTACAGATACTACATTATTTACTGTTGAAGTAGATGTACTGAGTGGTAATACTCGTATTAGAGTTACACCAGCATCAGCATCGCCTACTACATTTAAGTCTTCGTACGAACTAATTACAACATAAGAGAAATACAATGGCTGTCGTAAAAGATAGATTCACCGTTAGCGATACAAAGAATCAGATTTACTCTGATTTTCTTAATGATTTTACCCCGCACCCTGCCACAGGGGATATAGTTCGTTATATCAACGAAGCGTCAGTAAGTAGATCTATTCGTAATCTTATTTCAACGAATAAAGGTGAACGTCTATTTCAGCCTGAAGTTGGCACTGATATTTTCAAAATGTTATTTGAGCCGATGTCTGATGGTATAGCAGAACTTCTCTCATCCACCATTCAGCGTACAATTAGTGATTATGAGCCACGTGCGAAAGTTCTAGCGGTAAATGTAGCGCCCAATTTTGATAACAACAGTTATCAAGTTACAATCGAATATATGATCATAAATAGACAAACACCAATTACCCTCAACGTAACGTTAACTCGAGTAAGATAATGGCCAATTCAAGTATTATTCTATCAAATCTAGACTTCGATACGCTTAAAAATACCTTTAAGGCGTTCATGAAGTCGCAGGATAGATTTAACGACTACGACTTTGATGGCTCAAATATGAGCGTGTTGCTAGATCTTCTAGCCTATAACACTTTCCATAACTCATTCTACCTTAATATGGTTGGCAATGAGATGTTTCTGGATTCAGCTCAGCTGCGCGACTCTGTGGTATCGCATGCCAAGGAGCTAAACTATACGCCGCGCTCGTTTAAGTCGGCTGAAGCAACAGTAAATATTAGTATTGTATCGTCTGATATTACAAAGCGCTCACTTGTTATTCCTAAAGGCTTTTCGTTTACATCACGACTACTTAATAAAACTTATACGTTTACGGTAGCTGAAAATATTGTTGTAAGTGACTATTCTATCTCTGGCTCTAACATTACATTTACAGGCGATAACATTACCCTATACGAAGGCTACTATGTAAACGATTCGTATACCTACGCTTATGACTCAACTGAAAGACTTGTAATCTCTAACAAGAACGTTGATATTTCATCTATCACAGTTACTGTTATTGAGGATGCAGGTTCAGCTGTATACAACTATACACGCGCTAATTCTCTCTTTGACCTAACCAAAGACTCTAAGGTATTTTTCGTTCAAGGCGCTGAAAACGATTCATACGAAATTATATTTGGTGATGGTGTAACTGGCCGCAGACCAAAGAACAACTCTGTCATACAAATTGAATATAGAGTATCAAACGGCCAGCTCCCTAATGGCTGCAGTAGTTTTGTACCTGATGCTCCTATTCAAGGTGAAACCGCTATAACTATTTTTACAGCGGCCGCTGCAGCTGGAGGTACTGTATCGGAGTCGTTAGAGTCTATCAAGTTTAACGCACCTAGACACTTCACCACACAAGAAAGAGCTATCACTACAGAAGATTACGAAACGCTTCTACGTCTCAACTTCCCTGAAGTCAATACAGTCACTGCATATGGAGGCGAGGATCTTGATCCTCCTCAGTTCGGTAAAGTGTTTGTTTCGGTAGACCTTAAAGATGTTGACGCTCTTCCAGATATTAAGAAACTAGAGTATTATCGCTTCCTCAAACCACGCTCGCCAGTTTCAATTGACCCTGTTTTCGTCAACCCTGAGTATACTTACCTGGGTGTTCGCTCTAGAGTTAACTATAACGTTAACGTTACATCTCTAAGCGTCGATGATATGGAAACAATTGTTAGCTCCGCTATTCTGCTATACGCTCAGAATAACTTAAACGACTTCAATAAGACATTTCGCTATTCGAAGCTAATACAGGCAATCGATAATTCGCAGATAGCCATTATTTCAAACGAAACAGACATTACAGTAATTAAGGTTGTACAACCAGTAGTTGGTAAGTATACGACTTTTGACGTTAATTATAATATACCCCTGGACGTGGATCAACAGCAGGGTGTGACCTCTGCTCTATTCTCCGTCTATTCATCGTTTATTACCTATAAGGGTATTAAAGCGTTTGTTCGTGATAACGGTGATGGTATTATCAACGTACTTTCGGCTTCTACAGAAGCTATAATTGATACTGTAGGTACTATCGATTATGATACCGGACTAATACAGTTCTCTAACTTTAAAATTGATAACTACTTTGGTGCAGGTCTTAAGTTCTTCGCTATACCTAGAAACAAAGACATCTCTACCATTAATAATGTCATCCTAAATATTATCGAAGAAGACCTAGCAATTACCGCCGTACCGGTCAGGGCCTAATAGATGAAGAGTATTGAAAGTAAAATTTCACCCCTACTAGTAAGTCAATTTCCTTCTTTTTATCAAGAAGAGGGTCCGAATTTTATTGCTTTCATAATTGCGTATTATGAGTGGTTAGAACAAAACTTTCAGCTGCTAGATCTAGAATCGGTAGAAAATTTTAAAATAGGCGACACAGTACAGCAAGAGAACGTTACCGGTAAGATCTTTTCCATACTCGGTAATAGTATTCTTGTACTTGTTGACGGGCTAGAAACATTCAAATGTTTTAACATCTGCTCAGAACTACTTCCAGTTACATCATCTTCGGGTGGTAGTACATATATTCTTCGCGGCGGTACAACTAGACGTTTAGGCTCGCTATTCATGAGCCGTAACTTATTTAATATTCGTGATATTGATAAGACAATAGATCTATTCATCGTACGCTTTAAAGAAAAGTATCTCAAGAATATTGAATTCGATACCGAAACCAACAAAAGACTTCTCGTAAAGAACTCACTCGACCT